TGCTTACGTTTTGCGCGATAACGAACGCTTGAATGGGGCCGCTTTGCCCAGCGCCTTCACCCAAGAACCCAAGGTCGAGGGTAGGCGCTCCGGGTGCGTTGACGGCTCCGGTTGCAAAACCTCCCGCCGGTCCCCGGTCTTCGGTAGCCGGTGGCGGTGGGTTACTTCCTTGAAATTGCGTCTTGCGTATGTTTTGGATTTGAGCAAGGCCGGCGGCGCCTGTGATTGCCGCTTCGATGAAACGACCACCCGGGAAAAGCTCCGGACCCTTGAGCGCGTCGGTAATGGCTTGGCCGGTGTTAAGTACAGCCGACGCAAGGGAGAGGGCTTTGTTGCGTTTGAACGCACGTCGGGCACCCTCCTCGTCGTTTTTGGCGAAGGCGTTGCTCAAGTCGGCCAAGGCAGACAATGCGGCGAACGTCATGGCCCGCTTTTGTTCAAGCAAGGCCCGTTCATCGGCAAGGTCTTTGTCGCGTCGCTCTTTGTCTTTCTTGGCCGCTTCGTCTTTGAGCTTTTGTTCCTCGGCCAGACGCTCCTCCTCGGCCTTCAAAGCGTCGTCGGCGGCTTGTTGTGCCTCCTCTTCTTGTGCCTTGATTTCCTCGTTGAGGGCGAAGATGCTGTTTTGGAGTTCCGTTTGTACGGTCGCGCTTTGTTGGCGTGCATCGGCCGCCGCGATTTCGGCCTCTGCCAAGGCGTTGAGGCGTTCTTCCGTCTCGCCTTGCAACTCAATTTCCTGTCGAAGTAGGGCGGCCTTTTGTTCCTGGATGCGGACGTTCTCGTCGGCAATGGCCTTGTCGATGGCCGCCGCTTTTTGCGACGCTTCGAGGCGTTGCTCAATGCTCAATGTTTGGTCGTCGCGTTGGCGCTTCAGTTCCTCCACCTCTGCACGGCTTCGGGCCGTCTCCACCGCAAGGTCGCGCTCCGCGTCCCGTAGCTTTTGGAGTTGTCGTTCGAGTTGTGTGCTTTCGTCCACGCTGTTCGCCACGGCGCTGGCGTAGTCGGTCACAGCGTCCGCCGCTTCGCTGACCTTGTCGGTAAAGTCGGTCACGCCAAGAACGACCTGTGCGGTAGCATCTGCGGCAACCTTGCCCGCTTCCTTGAATTGGCCCTTGAACACGAGATTGATGGCCTCGGCTAACGACGGCAAGAGGTTGAGCAACCCCGTGATGCGGTTTGTAATGTTGTCAACGATGGCATCTTTCAGGTCGATAACGGCCTGTTTGGGGTCCGTGAAGGCACTCGCCACCGTTTCGCCCAGCCTGATGCCGAGGTCCACGATGTCGTTGAACACGGTGCCCAAGGCCGCGCTGGCTACGGCCAAGGTGTCGGCGACCTTTTTGTTCTCGGCAAATTTCATTGCCAGTTTTGCCAACAAACCAACAAGCAAACCAATCCCGGTGGCCTTGAGAGCCGTGCCGATGCCCTTGAACGCGCTCGACCCCGTCTTGCCCATGTCGGACAAGTCGTCGCCGCTTTTTTGCGCCGCTTTGCCTACGTCCTCGACGCTATCCTCAACGGCCTTGGTTGCTTTGAGCAACTCGCCCGTGTCGGCGTCGAATTCGAGGATAACTTGTTGCTTGGTTACAGCCATTTGACCACGTTAAGGATGAGCCAACCAAACGCCCCGAGGTAAGCAACGGTCAACACGACGTCCAAAGGCTTCACCCACCAAAGGGAGGGCTTGCGTGTCTTGGTTGCCACGAGCAGGTCGATGGCTTCATTGATATGACGCGGGTTCTCCATTTGCTTACGAGGGTTGAGCCTGTTCGTTGAGTGGTTTGCACAAGTTTACCGGGGTGACGCCGCCGATGGCTTGGTCGTTCTTGACCCACCGGTACCCGTACAACTCACAACACTCTTGTGACCCGTAGTCAGGCGAGGCCGACGTCGTGCCGTTGAATAAAATGTAGTTGAACTTAGTCGATAGCGATGTCGGGGTGTCGGCGCATATAGCAACGTCGGACAGCACCTTGATGCATTCGACCTTAACCAACCCCTCGACGTTGGCGTCGTACGTCATTTTGATGACACGCCACCGCGCCCCACGCATCCAAATCTTGTCCGAGAACTCAAAGTCGGCCAGTTCGACGCGGTCTAGCTTGACGTGGAGCGTCATTATGCGGGCCTCCTCGCTGTACAACTCGGTCACGTATTGCGCCCAGTATTTGAAGTACAACGTGTCGCGGGGGTTGCATTCCATTGGGATAAAGGCCGCCTCCATGCCGTAGTTCAGGTCCAACGATGTCAGCACGGGCAGGTCAACAGAGTAGTTTGAGAAGCTCGGGAAGGTCGTGAGCGTCTGTTCGACCCCGCTGTCGTTGCGTAAATACCATGTCCCAAAGTCGTTCACGAGGTCGTGGTAGTAGGCCAACATGGGCGGCGGATTGTCGATGCCTGTCCCGTCCTGTTTAAGGCTTCGATGAATAGGGAATTGAGAGCCGGGGATAACCGAGGTGATGTACGGCGCAAACGGCGTCTCGATGCGCTTGTCGCCCGTAGCAAAGTCGTTGTCGGCGTCGGTGACTTGAAAGCGCCCATACACGCGTCCCAAACTGCTGTCGATGGCTTCGCTCAAAAAGTCCTTGCCCGGCTTGTGGGTCCACTCGTATCTCTTGCACTGGAGGTCGGTTGTGGGCTTGAGGGTGATGTCGTGGTCGTAGTCGATGAGGTCATTCCACGCCTTCTCAGTGCCGGCGGCCATGTAGTCAACATACGGCTCGATAAGGAGGTGATTTTCCCTGTTCTTGTCAGGGACGAACACGAGATTGAACATTTTTTGCAAGCCTGTCACGAAGTCGATTTGTTTGAGCTCCGGCATATTGCGGGCCACGTCTACCTCAAACCCCGAGAACGGGAAACCGCCTATAATTTCAAGGGAAGTTCGCACACCACTGACGGTTGAGTCGTTGCCTTTAATGACCACGCCGTTGGCATGAGCCCGGCCTTTGACCTCTACAGTGTCGCCACTCACAAGCACGAACTCTTGGAATCCGGTTGAGCGATTGTTGGCCACGTTGTCAAGGTTTGCCGCCTCAAACAAAACCGTCGAGCCGTTTTTCACCACCTGAATAGTGACGTGCTCCGTGTTTGAACCTTGGTCGTAGGAATACGTCAAGTTGGCACGAAAGAAACCAGTGTAGGGCGCCGTGAACTTGTTGGTCGTGTTGTTGAAGTTTTCGCCCTCGTCAACGCCTCCCGTGGCGTCGTCTTCGAGGTCCAGCGTTGTCAGCGCCGACCCGCTGAAGTCAGCCGTCAATCCAACTCGGGCGTTGGTATTTTCGGCTTCGCTCGAGGCAGGTGTGGGCGTGCCTGTCAATCCCGGGAGGTAAATCTTGGCAAATGATTGAGCCCCAGTTGTTGAGAGAAATGTGGAGTCGAAGGTGTATCCCGCAGTGGACATGATTTTGTCCAACACGAACTTGGCTTGAAACATGGGCGTCAACTCCCCAAGAAATAACCCGTCGGCGGCTGTCCACGGTGGCCGATTGTTGTCAAAGTCCCAGTTAAAACCCTTGTCGATGAGGCCGTAGGTTATCTCAGGGCCAATACCAACACCCGACCAGGAACCGGTTACGAAGTTGTACGTGAGGTCATGGTTGTTAGCGCTAAAGTCCAAGTCGGAAAGCATCCCGTCACCGATGGCCGTTTTGAGGTCTACCGCACCCGCAAAGAACACGAGCTCGATGTCGGCGTAGTGTTGCTTCTGAAGATATACGGCCTTGACTTGCACGAACCCCCGAAGGATGGACACCGAACCCGAAAACAGCTCTGCCGCTTTCTTGGTCTTGAGGTTGACGTTGGCGGGTTCGCTTGTTTGTATGGGGCCAAAGACGTCCATGTTTTTTTGCGTGCCCGGCACGCGGAACGTCTGCGAGAACGAACCCACCGGGCTGTTGATGCCCTCAAGGTCCGAAAACTGAATGGTAAGGTTGACCGCCTCGTCTTGATAGAGGTCAAGGTCAACGTCGGAAACGTTCAGTCTCAGCATCGCACCGGGTTTGCGTCTTCAATAACGAGAGACACCCGGTACATTTTAGACCCTGCCGGCTCGATGAGAAGGGAGTTGGTGTCAACCACGCAGGGGGCCCACGCGTCGGTCCCGTATCGGTAGTACACAAGCCTGGACCTCATGCAAAACTCCAAAAGAGCCCGCTCGTCTGTTGTGAACTCGTCGTGGGTTAAGGTGAAGCGTTTGCGCCCTTCGTTGTGGAAGGTGGTAGTGCCACGGTCCCAAGGTTGCCACGAGGTAGTGGTGCCCTGCCAGTCAAGGGGGTCTTTGCGAAACCGCTTTTCGTTCTTTTGGATGGTCTTGGGTGCGCGTGCGTCGAACCGCACCATGTCCCACCCCCCTACGCTGTTAGCCCAAGCAAGTTGCACGGGTGCGTGCTTGATGGGCCGGCAGTCGCGGTGTATGCGTAGCGTCGCACCAAGTTGCACCCCAGTTTGTTGTGGGATGAGGTCGCAATATGACCAAGTTTCGTCCCAGTCGCTTCCAAAATATGCCTCAAGGTTGACCGGCCCCATTGGTACGTTTCGGACGTTTTGCGGCAAAAAAACCGACAGGTTCACCGACAAGTTCTTGCTTGCCAGCAAGGTGCCCGACGAGTTTCGCAATTCGTATCGAACCCTATTCAAAAAACAAGTCACCCCCATGAGGCTGTGTTGCATAATTTGAGCACGGCCTTCGTCCTCGTCGGCCATGTGTCGCTCGATGAGTTGCGAGTTGTTTGGCAGGTTGGTGAGCCACGCCTTTGCGGTGTTAGAGGCTGCGTCGCAGTAGAACTCTGAAAAACTGGGGTGCTTGCCGTCCTTGATTTGCCACGCCCCATTCAGGAGGTACTTCACCAGCGTCTCCCCCACTGCACTTTCAACGCCGTTGTCCAATCGCCTCGCCTGAAGCGTGTATTTTGCGACCGACGGGTCGTCAACCGCTGGGGCTTCAGTTGAGCCCGTGTTATGCACAAATTTCGGGCCGCCTTGACCCGTAATGGTTGTGGGCTGTATGAGACGGTTTTCTACAATGTCAGAGAGGTCGAACACACCTCGGTTTTGAGCGTTTGGCGTGATGTAAACCTTGGCAATTAGCGTGCTCGTGCTCACCTGCTGAGTGAAGTTGAAGGTCTCGTGTACATCCACGACGTAACGGTCCGGGGTTGAAGCGGAGTCGTATATGGTGTATATGAGGTGCTGGTTGCTGACGTTGATGTCGTCAACCGGCTCCGATGTAAAGGCAACGGCCATGTCTTACTTCGCTTTGATTGTTATGCCTCCAATGTTGGCCGCTACTTCAAGGGCCACATCTTCGGCTTTTGCTTCTGCTATCTTTTGGGCGTAGCGCGGCCACATGGTGTCGTAGGCTTCCGTCCAGTATTTCACCCCCGGTACGCCGTTCCTCTTGATTGCCCGCGCGATGAGATAAGCCGCCGATTTGAGCGCCGACGGCGTTTGACGCGCGAAGCCCTTGCCTCCCTTTTTTTGCAGTCGCACCGGCTTGGTTCGCATCCACCGCAGGATGGCGTCGGTGGGGGGTTGCTTCGTCGTGTACGAATACGGCGAACCGTGCGAACGATTGGTGCCGTTAACACCCCAATGAACAAAACCGGCGTAAGGAAGCGGAGAGCCGAACGCAACACGAGAGCCTTGACGGCTAAACGTGAGAGACCTTTGGAGCTTACGCGTCGCAACACCGTACGAGCGATTGCGACCAATGCGTCGCGAACCAAGCTCGCGTTTTGCCGCGAGGGTTGTCTCCCTTGCGAACTCCTCCAAAATGGCCTCATAGTTGGTCACGAGCGTTCACGCAGGAAAAATACTTGGCGAGCGTCAGTTGTGGTGTTCTTGTATTCGCGCACCGCAAAAGGAAGCGGCCCCTTTTGGTCGTGTACAAACGTCATAGCTACCTCGGCCTCGTTGCTTCCTGTCACAAGTCGGAAGGACAGCGTTTGCGAGCCGTGAGCCGACGTTGTCGTGATGCTCAAGTGGTCGTTCTCCAAGTAACCCGTACCACCCGCGTCTGCGACAATGCTTGTGATAGCTCCGTCGCCGTTGCTGACATAGGTAAACGTCGCTCCGCTCCCTTCACCGGTGATGCTCGTTGCCGTGCGACCGGTGACGGTTTGGTTTGCTGTAATTGCATCCGGAGTCCCGCTTGTAATGCCAGGCACTTGGTTAGGAGCCGAACTTGTCACCAAAGGTGCGGCGTATTCGGTGCCGTAGGGCACAACTTCGATGTTAAAGTCGACGCCCGTCGCGTTGTAGATGTAGCCGTTCACGGTTACGAAACCGTCAGACGCTACGGCCGACGTGCGGCCAAACAAGTCGTAGTCCTTCACTTTTTGTCAGCTTTGCGCGAACGGCCCAAGACGATGGCGTTCACAATTCGTTTCAGTACGTCCACCACCTTGTCGTCCTTGGTGGATTCAGTGAGGGCGGTGTAGGTGCCAAGGGCTCCGAGGATGGCGAGGGCCAACTCGGCCCAGTTGTTGAGAATAAAGTCCATGCGTGTTGTGTTTAGATTTCGTCAGTGAACCAACCGTTGTCGACCATGTAGTCGTGGTCGCGCACGGTGGCGGTGCTTGGAATGATTTGCGAGAACTCAATCTTGTCGCTCGACTCAATCAAAGAGCGAAGGGTGGCTACCTCGTCGGCGGGCACTTCAGGGAAGGCACCCACAAGGCGAGCAAGGTCCACGTCGTCGTGGCAGTAGATGAGCCAGTCCTCTTGTATGTGCATGGCCCAGTCGCCCCCGTCGGGGTGCTCCACGAGGCCAAAGACGGTTCCGTCGGCTTGATAGTCATGCTGCATGGCTTCGGGGGCCGTAATGTTGTAGAGCTCGCGGGTGATGAGTTCGGCGCGCTCCTGCGACGTCAAGTCGTCGTTGGATTCAATGAGGATATAACTCATAAGTCGTAGTGGTTTGAAATGTTGCGTTCGATGCCAAGGCGGCGCTCGCTTTGGTCGCTGGAGTAGACGACAATTTCTTGGATGAAGCCGTTGAAAAAGTTACCGCCGTTTACGCCACCAATTCCGTCCGTAAATGAACCAACCCCGGACGCCAACGCCTTGGTGCCCACGCTTGAGCCATTCAGGAACGCTTCAGCGTCGCCCTGTGTGGCTCCCGCAATCATGGAGTGAAGGTTGTTGTTCGTGTTGGCTGTGGAAGTCCCGACGGCTGTGGAGCTGCCGTAGGTGTATGTAAAGTTGCCGTTGGAAATGACGGGAGGATAGAAACGCGTAGGGTCTCCGGCACTAACCACGAGTGGGAATTGGAGCCCGGTCGTGCCGCTTGCCTTCATAACAATGAACGACGAAAGGTTGCCAATGTCGAGGCCCGTGCTGTCGAAGGGTAGGGCGTCGAATGTGCTTGCTTCAAAACGAACGGCGGGCCTGCCGTCTACAGTTTGCACGGCCTCTGAAAACGCTATAATGGGCTGTTTACCTGTCGCCGTTTGCGTGACGTCGTTGCCATTACCACTTTGGTCGTACCATGTTTTGACATGGCAAAAGTTTGAACCCGCAAATGTCAACAACGCGGCCGTATCTAAGTTGCCGTCTGAATCAAAACCAATGTCTTGCTCAGGGTTGCCAGCGCGGGCGGCCCTTACGCGCATCGCCGACCCCGTGTAGTCGCTGTTGAGCTTGCGGAGGGAGTAGGCCGCATGGGCACCCCCGTAGGCGTCAAGCAACGGCGCGTCCTCCACTTCGTAGGCTCCCGAGTGCAGGGCCATGTCCTTCTCGATGTTCTCGCGGTTGGCCGACTGGTCGGTGTTGTAAAGCACCATCTCGGTCAGCTTGCCGGAAAAAGCAAATGAACCATAGGCCGAAACCTTGAAGTTGGTCCAATTTGTCGTGAGAGCGTCCTCATGCACCACGATTGCCCCCGTAGAATGGTCGGCGCCGTTTGTGATGATGGCCGTGTGCAAGTCGTCACGCGTCGTGGTTCCGCTGACAAAGTTCATGTCAACGCCGTTGACGTACACGTTTGTTGAGGCTCTGTTGTAGTTCGCGGACACTGATGTGCTTGTGTCTCCGTCCGTAATTACAAAGCCGTGTTCGCCCCCTGTCGTCGACGACGAAAACATGAGGTACTTGTTGTCGTCGCTCTCGATGTGGAAGTAAGCATCCAATCGGTCTTGCCCGTACAGGTCGTCATGGTTCAGCGAGAACTTGTCGTCGCTCCCGTCGAAGTCGAGGGCGGGCTTGCCGTTGACCGTGTGAAGCACTCCACTGGCGACAATGCGAGGTTGTGCCGAGTTGCTGCTTTGCTCGGCGTCATTCCCGTTGCCCGATTGGTCGTACCAAATTTTGCACCTCACGTTGGACGTGCCAGCAAAGTCGAGCAACGTCTTGGTATCGAGATTGCCTTGTGCGTCAAAGTAGATGTCCATCTCGGGGGTTCCGGGTGACTCACGACGCACGCGGATGGCAGGGCCGAGGTAGGCCGAACGCAAGAGGCGCAAGCCGTAGGCAGCCGCCGGGTTCGGGAACTTGTCGAGGAGCTTGTCCTGTGGCTTTGGGAAGACCTGCGAGCTCCGGTAGTCGAAGACGTAAAGGGTCTTCTCCGTCGCTTGCCCAACCCGAGCGCGATGCACCGCAAATGGAAAGGGCGTTTGGTTTTCGTGGTTGGCTTGGACGGTGAACTCTGTCGCGTTAGACCCATCGACCAAACGGAACTCAATGACCTGTGAGCCATGCGAGGCACTTGTGGTGATGCGGAGCTTGTCGCCCACAAGGTAGCCGCTTCCGCCCGATGCCGCTACAATGGTTGACAGCGTTCCGTCAGCGATGAATGTGTAGGTGAATGTAGCGCCCGAGCCTCCCCCGGTCAGCGTAGTCGCCGACACGGTCGCAGAGCCGGACCCGGTGTGGGTGAAGGTGCCGTTGCAAATGCCGGGGACTTGGTTTGAGGCAGGGCCGAAGGTGTCGGTGGCCCCAGTACGCAAAGCGGCCGCAAATTGATTGCCGAAGGGAATGATGTCCACGGTGAAGTCGCCGTTTGAAAGGTTGGCAAGGTGCCCGTTGACTTCGACGTAGTCCGAGTCCTCGTTGCTGTCGAAGGTGTAGCGGAGTTTCCAGTTTTTCATGTGAGTGGTGAAATGCAAGAGTTGTGTTCGTAACCAACGGTCACGGAAAGGTTCAAGAGGACGCCGGACAGCACGTTGCTCCCTTCCTCCTCAAGGGGGACAGTCGAGGCGCTTGCCACGTCAAAGCGATGGGCGAAGGTGAACACCTCCCCACCACGCTCCATGTCGGCCAAGATGTCCTCGGCGATTTGTTCGGCGTTTGTAATGGCGCCCTTTTGAAAGTCCACCTTGGACTCGTCGTTGGGCGGGTTGTCCAAGATGTACACCTCGAACGAGTAGGTCTTGGAGCTTCCTTCGTAGCTGGCACCCGTGTACACGAGGTGAAGGACGGGATAGGTTTCGAGCTTGTCCAAGTCGACGTCGGATGGCGAGCCAAAAGAGAAGGTCGACACGAACGGATTGGCCGCGACGAATGCCTCGAAACGGTTCACGATGTTGGTGTAGGTTATCATGCGGTGGCCTGTTTGCGTTTGAACTCCAAGTCCTTCAAGAATGCGAGGTGGGTGAATACATGACCGACGGTGAGCTTGGTGACGTCTTCAATGCGAAGAATGTCCTCACCCGCAAGAGAATGGAGGACAGGGTACCACCCCCACTTCTCCCCGAAGTCGTCGCCACCTTCGTCGCCGCTTGAATCAAAGAGGATTGCAAAGTGCTCAGAAGTTCGTTTTTGGTAGTCGAAAAAAAAAGCAACGCCCCCGCCACTTGGTCCGCTGGCATATCGAGGAACGCCTCGGCGTCTTCCTTGGCCGTGTAGGGCTCTATCTCGTAACGGTTGCCCCACTCCCTTGTGACGGGACGGAACAAGAGCGCCATGACCTTGTGGGCGTTTTTCCAAAAGTCCCCGCAAAGTTGCTCCGCGTCAATCCACTCACCCGCCGTGAACTCGTCCCAGTTCGGGATGAAGCCGTAGCGCGTGCCGTTGAGCTCGAACGTTTCGAGGTGGCGTTGGGTCTCGGCCTTGCGAAGCGTTTGGAGGTGGTTGTATGCCTCTTGAATCAAAGCCCGGGGCATATCCCTCAACTCCTCCCAATCGGTTCCCGTAACGGCGCCCACGCACGTCATGGGGTCGTCGGACGTCTCAAGCACCTGAAGGTGTCTCAAGGTGAGGTCGGCAAAAGTAGCGGGGAGGGATAGCTTCACACTCATAAGACGCGGTTTCGTGGTTTGCTTACGCGCCTAAGTTACAAAGCGTTATCCAAGGGCGTACTTTCCGAAGTTGGGGTTCGTCTGTGTGTGGGTGATGGCGTACCGACTCGCGTCGATGAAGTGGTTGAACGCGTCCACGGGCTCGTTCAGTTGGCGCCCGTTCTTGTCCTCCTTCCATTTGTAGTTCCGGAGCTCTTTGATGCCGTTAACGCTTCGCGATGTGATGCCCAACGGCCGGGAGCGTAGGAAGTCCAACCCTGCTCGGATGCTGTCCCGTCCCTTGCGTGCTGGGTGGACGTTGAACCCGTGCCCGTGTATTTCGTCGATGCTCTTGGGCTCGGCGCTGTCCGCCACAATCATGGTACCCCGACCAACCTCGGCGTCGCGTAAGGTTTGCGAGATGGCCGCGTTGGTGAGTCCCGTGGCGTAGCACACCTCATCCAAGATAAAGCCGTGGCCGTCCGTGTACACTTTCACGATGGCCGTGGGGTCGTTGGTGTACCCGAAGTCGAGGCCGATGTTGAGGAGCTTGTAGTCGGTAGGGATTTGGTCGAACTGTTTCCAGTGGGTGAGGATGGTCGCACGACTGACGCCACGCTCGCCCAATCCGTAGACCTTCCAGTAGTCAGGGTCCGCGTCTTGTAGGCGTTCAATCTCTTGCACAACCGCATCCGGGAGGTGAGGGTTGTCGAGGTACGTGGTTTGGTAGAAGTCGGCGTCGTCGCGTGGAATGACCTCGTCGTATATCCAGTGAAACTCGTCGGACGGGTTGTAGTCAATCAAGATGCGCCCCGTAGTTCGGAGGATGAGTTGCCGCCAGTCCTCAAGGTTGAGCTCGTTGGCCTCGTTCACAAAGAGGATGTCACGCTTGCGACCGCGCACCTTTTGCGGTTGGTCAATGCTAATGAACTCCACGAGGTTGCCGTATAGGATGTACGTGGCCTCGCTCTTGTTGTGGTTCGCGACGTTGTAGATGCCCTCCCGTTCGAGGATGGTAAAAAAGTCACGCATGACCGAGGCACGGATGGCCGGGAAGGTCTTCCGCGCGATTGTGATGATGGCGCCCGCGTTCTCGTTCGTGTGGCAGAGCTCAATGAGCGCCGTAAGGATGGAGAACGTCTTGCCGCTACGTGTGCCCCCTTGGTGGACTTGTATTTTGGCCGGCGACTCTTTGACGTGGTAATATGTGGCCGCCTGTCTCAATCTTCCAAGAGCCACATGACAAAACGCCAGATAGCAAGGTTCAGCACGAACAGCATCATAATTTCCTTGGCGCCAAAATACTGGGACAGGTAGGCCGTCATGCGTTCACGTTGCGCCACTTCCAAGCGGCCCAACAAAGGACGGCAAAGAGGGACACGTTGATGAGGTTGGGATGCCAGTGCTCACCACACAACCCAAGCGCGTGGTATAGTGCCTCACTCATCTTCAAGTTCTTGCAGTTGGCGGACAACTTCCTTGGCGGCTTCATCGGTCTCGTAGTTACCCACGATAGAGGCGTTGCCTTCCCTGTCTGTTCCGATTACTTGGTAGAGCGTGCGCTCCTGTTCGGTTCCGTTCTCCGCAATGTTGCGGACAGTTGTGTTGATGGTGTACTTCATGTCGTTGTTGAATTGTCGTTGCCAAACCACGAGAGCGGCTTCTTCTCGGCCACCTCGATTTCTTGTCGTTCCACGTACCCGCGTCCCTTGCCCTTGGTCTTGAGGAAGAAGATGGTCGCGGCGGGGTTGCCCTCTTTGATGAGCTTGTGAAGGTGGCTCTCCGCAAAGTCGAGCGTCCGCCCTTCGATGGCTTTCACCTTGTCGGCGTAGTCGCTGTCTTTCTTGAGCCAGTCGTAATGCGTGGACCGATTGATGCCGACCGCGTTGCAAGCTGTCGTCACGATGCCGAGCGACCGTTCAAGGGCTTCCAACATCGCCTCTTTTTTGGTGTCGGTTTTGGTGGTTTTTGCCAACGTTTCGTCCGGATGTGTAAATGCCATGTTAGTTCGCTTGCGTTAAAATTTCAAACTCCTCCTCGTCATTTTGTAGGTGTGCTTTTTTACCGGTGAACTCCTCCCATCGCTTGACGATGACGTCACAATATTTAGGGTCCAGTTCCATGCCGTAGCAGATGCGGTTGGTTTTCTCTGCGGCTATAAGCGTAGAACCTGAACCGAGGAAGAGGTCAAGGACGTTTTTGGCGTCGTGATTTTTGAGTGCGCGTTCGGCCAGTTCCACGGGCTTTTGTGTTGGGTGTAACCGGTTTACGCCGTCCTTGTCAATCTCCCATACCGTATTCTCTGTCGTGGGCCCGACAAATCGTAGGGTCGAGCCTTTGGTCTTAATGAACAGACACGGCTCATGTTTTTGCTTGTAGCTTGCCCCGAGGGCGCCATATCCGCCGTTCTTCACCCAAATAATAAGGCTGTGAATGTCCGCCAATTCTTCGGCGGTCGCATAAAGGGTCGAGGCTTTTGTCCCCGCAAACCACACGTAACTTGGACCGTCCACGTAGTCGCAAAGTATGCCCACAACCTCCGGGTACAAATCGCGGTCGTCGTTCGCAATCATCTCTCGGTTGTTGGTGACTTTTTTGCCGTTTTTGTACTGAATTCCCCCGGTATATTCTACGTTATACGGCGGGTCGGTGAAGGCCATGTCGGCCTTGTTGCCGTCCATGAGACGTTCCACGTCCTCGGCTTTGGTCGAGTCGCCACACAAGAGGCGGTGCTCACCCAAGACCCAAAGGTCGCCGGGTTTCGTTGTGGCCTCCTCCGGTACTTCGGGGACGTCGTCCGCGTCGGTGAGTCCTTCCGTCTCCTCGGGTTCGTCCCAGTCGATGTTCAAGCCCCACTCGTCGAGCTGTTCGGGCTCCCATTCGTTGCCGAGCATATCTTGGTCCCACTCGCCGAAGCTGACGTTGTCCTTGATGATGAACTGGCCGTCCTTGCCTTCGTCCCATTCACGGACGTAGACGGGCACCTCATCGAGGCCGGCAAGTTGGGCCGCCTTGAGGCGCATATTACCCCCGAGCACGGTCCCGTCTTTGTCGATAACGATGGGCCGAGCCTCAAGCATCTCCGGGAACTCTTGCAAACTCTTGACGAGCTTGTTGAGTTGGTCCTTGCGTATGGCCCGGGGGTTATTCGGGTTGGTCCGGAGATTCGCCGTTTTCGCGTATGTCACGGGCCGTGTTGAGGATTGTTTCGAGGGCATTGTAGAAGTTTTCGTCGGCGGTTGCGAAGTCAATCAAGAGAGCCCACGACGTGGGAGCCATTGTGGCACACTCAAGGTTGCACGTGTCGTCGCCGTTGTTTTTGGCTGTAAAGAGAACCCAGTCGTCGCACTGACCGAGGAGGCGCTTGGCCTTGCGAAAGGTGAGGGGTTTGTTGGTCATGCGGATATGAATTCGGTGTATTGTCGGCGCAGGTGGTCTTCGGTTTCAATTAACCAAAAGAGAGAGCGCACATGGTGGACAGCGGTGGCGTGGTCGCGGTTCATTACTTGACCGATGGCCTTGTAGGTCCATCCCTGGTCGCGCAGAAAAAAAGACACCATTTTGCGGGCGTCTACCAATGGGCGAAGGCGCACCGGGCTCACGATTTGTTCCCACGAAAGTCCAAGGCGTGTGACGCCACGTTGGGCACGTTGCAGGGCTTCGTCCTCTGTCATTCTGTACCCGCCCTGATGGGCAAGCGTACCGACGGCGAGATAGAAGGATTCACTTGGGATGGTTTCGTTGGCTTTCATTGATGAGTTTTTTCAGGGTCTTGAGCATTTTGCGATTGCACCCCCCGCAAGAGGTGGCTTGTTCTTTGGTGCCCAAGATACGGTTGTACAGGTCCGCGAGGTCTTGGTCGGTCAGGCTTTTGGGGTCGGTGTCAACGATGTCGAGGAAGGCTTGCACCTCGTCGAGTTGTTCGGATGTTATTACGGCCTCCCATTTGCCAAGGGGACACTCGGCCCACTTGAGGCGTGTCTTGGTCGGCATATGGCACCCGCAGAGCTTGGAGTCGGTGAACGCTTCGGTGACGAGAGGCCCGCAACTTTTGGTCGTCTCGACGAAGTGTTCACACTCTCGGCAGGTGTTGAGCCTATTTGCCCTTGTTTGTGCGCTGACGATGAACATGGCGGAGTTTGGTTTTGCTTCGGTGGAGCGATTGGTAAAGCGTGGTCGCAGGGATGCCCGACTCCCTTGCTACTTGTCGGAGGTTGTACCCGTCGAGATAGAGGTTCAGGACGGTGCGGTCAAACCACGCGAGGTGACGGGTTAAAATTAGCGCGTTCTCGGCCTCGAAAGGGTCGCGGGTAGGGTCAGGGTTGCCCAGCTCTATTTGAGGGGCGTCTACATACGTGAAAAGCCGCTTGAAGGCCCCTCTCGTTGACTCTATCCACATAGCCCGGCGGAAGTACGCCGCATACTTGTCGATGGGTCGCCCGGTGCTTGCCAGCGCGTCGATGCATCGGAGGTACACGTTGTGGACGAGGTCACGCCCGTCGGGGTGAAACGACTGGGCCGAGGCCACAAGGTCGTCGTAGTTCTCCACGAACCACGCCTCAAAGTCCCTTCGACGAGCGGAGTTCATGCACGAGGCGTTTGTAGTGGTGATACATTTGCTCAAGCTCAGCGCGTGTCCATTTGCGCGTTTGCTTGGACAATCGAAACAGCTCCTCAGCCTTGCCCTCTCCAAACTGGGCGTCCAAGTTGCGAGCAAACAGGAACTGCTCACCCGACCGAAACCCGTTGCATCTTTTACACTGGAACATGACATTGTCTTCGTGCCAGCGGGTGCTCATGCACGCCCGGCTCATGAAGTGCCCCGCGTCTACTTCAGACCAATGGCGACGAGAGCCGCAAGTGTAGCACTCGCCGTGTCCGGTTTCGTCGGTGGCGCGAAGCCGCACGTATTGAGAGAAGACCGCGTCAACTTTCTTGACCATCGCCCCCCGGGGGTTCGTGGTCTTTCGTGTTCGGGTACGGGATGAAGTCCCACCGGCCTCGCTCGTCCGTTTGGACGCGCTCGACTTTGGTTTCCTTTTGAGCGGCTTGCTTCGCTTCACGGCGTTGTTGGGCGTATTGTTCGTACAAGGCTTTGACCTGTTCGTCGTCGAGGTTGTTGGGGGTTGCCTTTTTGAGCTCGCCCCAGTTGGCCTCACGTCGCTCGGCGCGTTCGCCTTCGTACTGCTGGAATATACTTACAAGTTCCGGAAGTTTCAAACGCTCGTAACCGGGGCGGTACTGGCCCGTCTTGAGACGGTGGAAGATGATTGCCCACTCTTCGAGCTTCATGGCCGGAAACTCAAGGCGCAGATGTTCCACCGCGTCGATGATGTCTTGGTCCGCTGTGATGGTCCGGGAGTAGTCCAAGTACCGGAGCGTCTTGGCGACCATTGCGATCAAGGTAGCCTCGACCGCCGCTTGCGTTTGTGGGTTGTTGTAGGCGGCTTGGACGTTGACGCCCTTATGCCATGCCTCCACCGGGTCCATCCGCGAGGCGGCGGAGATGTTGCTCAATGAGTGAGCCGTCCGCTGGACCATTTGTTGTTGAGCCTTTGCGAGTTCGTTCATTTGTTTTGAATTGTCCTGTTCTGCGAATCCAACCGCGCGCGGCGGCCTTCCAATCTTTAATGGGTTTGCCCCTGCCTTGCGTCCACCCGTTTGCCTCGTAATAATCCCAAAAGGCCATTGCGTCGTCTTCGGAGGCTTGGGCATCGGTAAACGCCTCAACCACCTCCTCCAAACTGTGAGGGCGCGCCCCTCTCTTTTCCATTGTGTTGTTCTTTGTTCTCTCTATTGTATTAGTAGGGGTATTATTTGGGGATGCTGCATCACCATTTTGGGTAGTCTGCCTCCCCATTTTGGGGATGCTGCCTGCACGAATTGAGCAATGGCGCACCCTTCCATTGAAGTTCACGTCGATGAAGTCGAGCGCTTCTAACTTACGCAAAGCCCTCGAAATGGTGTTGCGGCTGATGCCGTACTCGGTTTGGATGGTGTTGTTGCACTTGTGAAAGGTCTTCCCGTTGCCGGTGAACGAATCAATCTCGGCAAGCAAAGCCTTCTCGACCAACGTGAGGCGGTTGTCGAGCCACACCTCGGCGGGTATCCACACCCCTCGAAATTCACGTTGCATTTTCATGCGCTTGAATTGCTTTGAAGATTTGCAAAGCTACTTGAGGGACGATTGCGTTCCCGTAGGCTTTTATGCTTTCTCGTCGCCACTTTGAAAAGGTAATGCCGTCCAGTTCTTTGGGAAGCCCATCATCTCCTCCACAAACAGGGGAGAAAGTTGGGAACTCTGACCAAGGGCGCACCGCAGGCTTTTGCCGCCTTGTGCGTACTGCGTCTTGTGGTCTGCTCCGGTTGTCGGAGTTGGAAGCATTCCGGTCATTTCCGAGAGGTAGCCCGTCTTTCTGTTCGTTGCCTCTCGGCTTGGCCTCATCTTTGATTTTGGTACGTGGTCGGAGGCTACCGGAGTCGGAAGCAAGCCGTACACGACTTGGCTCACAAGGCTGTTGTATTTCGACCCCTTGTTGTAGCCCTTGTCCTTCGTCCGTGCTTGTGTCTTCTCCGGGTCTTCGCAGATTTGCGTGCTGGTCGGAGTAAGCAACAAACCACACTCGGTCCCGTCTGTGGGGTGCGCCGACGCCGCAAGCCGGAAGTAGGAACGGTTGAACGGCGTACCCAAGAGATTCCAAGTCAGTACACACCTCCTCGAAGACCAACCCTCCATTCCAACTAACAAGCCCGCGAACGTTTTCGCCCACGACGTAGCGCGGGGCGCATTCTCGAACAACGCGCAACATCTCGGGCCACAAGTGGCGCTCGTCGTCTTTTCCTTTTCGCTTTCCTGCGGTCGAGTAGGGTTGGCATGGGAACCCTCCGCTGAGCGTATCAACTCGTCCAGCGTAAGCTGTCGCGTTGAAGTCGCGGATGTCTTTGTGTTGTGTTGCATGGGGAAAATGGTGTTTTAGTACGCGGCGCGGGAAGTCTTCCCACTCGCAGTTGAAGACGTTTGACCAACCCATCCACTCGGCGGCCAGGTCAAACCCTCCAATTCCTGAAAAAAGTGAGCCGTGTGTCATGGGTACGTTTGTATCACCCACCACCGCTTCTTCCAAGGGTCCCACGTCTTGACGCCGTGGTAGTACGTCCTCTGCGGTCCGCTGTGGTATTTACTGCTTTTCTTGTGCGAGTTGGGAGGGAGGGAGCCGAAGCCCCCTCCATCTATCCAACCTTGCGCGAGGTTCTTGTCGCTCATGCTTCGGTGTTTGCAAGCTCGCCCTCACGGAACACCACCTCCGAAATGAGAGTGGTCGCTGTCGTGTTCTTGTCCCGAATGATTTCCGGAGCGTGGAGCAAGATGCCCCGAGGGTTGCTTTGGACCCAGCGGTACACGGTCGACCGACCGACGTTGAGCTCCTCGGCGCACTTGTCGAGGCTCCCGTAGTGTTTGCAGATGTACTCTTTCATGATGTCATTGTTCGTGAAATTGCTACTTGCTCCAACCACACGCTCCAATCGCTTTCGCATTTGTCGCAGTGATATTCTTGTTGTTGAATGGCACTCCCTCCGACCGTGTGGCCGATAACTCGTTCCACGGTCATGGTGCCAATCTTACCACACTCAAGGCAATCTTCAAAAGTTTTCATTGCTCAAAATTTGGTGATTTCAAGAGCACCCCAAAACCACTTGACCGTCTTGCGCGGGACGTTGGTGTACTTGGTGTACTTGGCCGACTGCTTAGGATTGCGGTACGGCTTGAGGTTCTTTTGGCTCAATCGCAGGGCGATGGCTTTAGAGGTTCGACCCATGACCTTGGACATTTCGGCTGGGCTTTTGCTTTGGGCGTGGAGGTGAAGCATTTGCTTTTCGTCGGCTTCGGTCCATCGGGAGTTGTGCTTGTTCATGTTGTTGCGTTTTCGTATTCCTTCATTTTCAAAATGTCGAGGGCAGGGCTCGTGATTTTCTGCCAGTGTGTTGGGAGGGATTGGTTTGGCCTGAAGGTCGTCCAGTGTTTGCCGTCCCATTGGTGCATCTCGTAATCCGTCGGCCACTTGTCCTCGTTAGGACTCAGCCAACAAAGGAGGTATAGGCCCGGCGATTGCGGGCGCCCTTCACTCCATCGGAAGTCCCAGCCGCTCACGGCTCGACCTCGTTTTTCATTTGACGTCGTGCCTCCAAAGCCATGCGGGCGTACTGCATGACCTGTTGGTCGTAGTTGGGGGCCGTGACGTCGGCCACCTGCATCGCCACACCTACAGCCCACGAGGCGATGATGCCCTTGGTCGCGTCTTCGTTGCCACCACCACCCGCATAGGGTTTAGGGAGGCCGTTGAAGCCCGGCTTGTCGAGGCGGAGCTTGTTGCCGTGGTGTGTGCTTTGTGACGTGTACTCGACCTCGTCGCCGACGTTCCACTTGTTTGGCGTCTTGCAGTTCACGGAGCCGTTGGCGCCGTCGTCAAGCTCGACGTCGAACGCATACATGAGCCCGTGACTGCCTTGCCACGTTGGGGGGTTTGCGGGTTCAATCCGCGAAATTTTGGCTTGTGCCATTGTTTAGGGGTTTATAGTTACGACCTCAAAGCCTTGTGCCTTGATGCCTTGTATCACTCGGTCTCGGTTGTGTTCGCCACGGAACCACCACCGCGTGTTGTAGTCGCGGTCCTTGTGGCGGGTGTCAATGTACAGCGTGTACCCCATCTCTTTCATGCGGTCCGGCTTGAATTGGCACCCGTTGTCGGGCATGAACACGCAGGGCAAATCGAGGGCGTCCTTGACGACCGTCTCGCCGCTTTTCTTTTCGTAGTGGTCTTTCATTTTGCGTGGTTTTCAATTTCCTGAATGAATTCGGACCACAAGGCGTCGAGCTTTTGCTTGAACGTGTCCGCGTCGCGCTTGATGCTTGAGGCGGTGATATGCTCCATCCATTCGTTGTAATCCTTGGCCGGGTTGTCCGGGTAGACGGTGTGGCTGATGCCGTTGGGTTTGAGGGTCTTATCCATTTGTTTTGGGTTTAGTGAAATTCAAAGTATATGAAGTTGCGAATCATGGCATCCTCGGTACCGTACTCACGGCTCAAGGCTTCCTTCATCTCTTTCAGGTTGTAGCCGAGGCGGTAGAGTTCCCAGTAGCTTGACCGGATGGCTTTCTTGACGCCGCCGTAGCCTTGCTCGGCAATCATGGCCGTAATGTTTGCGGGTGTTGGTCTCATGGTTTCAGGCTTCGTAGTTAAACTTCTCCACCATGTAGTCCCAAAGAACGTGGGAGCCATCGTCGTTGATGCTTTCAAGGTATTCCCACTCTTGAAAGATTGCGACGAAGTGCGCGTCGTTGAGCAAATCGGTGAAGCAGAGGGGTGTGTTTGTTTGTTTCATGTGTCAAATATAGGACAAGTATTCCTTACCATCCAAATTTTGACACAAAAAAAAAGAGCCCCCGGCGTTCCGGAGGCTCCTCGACTGAAAAAAACAAATGATTTGACCACCTGATGGCCGTGGCTAATATACTACGAGGCGTCCCGTACTTCGACGCGGTACACGTCTCGGTTTTCAACGAAGCGCACCCACCACCCCCCAAGGGTTGGCGTATTGAAGCCCTTCTCGGTGGCCCACCCTGCAAAGCGGTCCCCGAGTTTCTTGTAGGAGCCGAGGCGCATGATGTAGCGCGTGCTTTGTTCGAGCTTCAACTTTTGGTTGATGCGGTCCACGGTGACGGGGTGATACCACTTGTTGTGGTCGTGGCCCCTTACGATGAAGTCGGCGTCGGGGAACTGGGCGAGGTCGAGGTCGTTGTTGAGAACACCCTTCGAGCGTTTGGCGTTGCCGCCGTACCCGTGATGATAATGGACGAGGAAACGCTTGCAACTTTTGCCGCCACGGTGACACGTCAAGCCGAGCCACCCGGCATAACCCCCCGTTTCTACCCTACCCCCTGCGGCGTTGATGATTTGCGCCACGCGGTCGATGGGCGACACCATCATCCTCTTTTCGATGTTGGTCTCGTGGTTGCCTCGTGCGATGAACCGGATGACGTCCTTGTATTCGGCCAGCTTCTCGCCCACGTCTTGGATGACTTCGTCGACGTACGTGCACGACTTGTATTCGGGGCGGAGTTCGGAGTAGTTGCCCCGAGGGTCGAAGCGTCCTTGCATGAGGTCAAACAAGTCGCCGAAAATGAAAACGCCGGCCCCAATGCGTCTCGCCTCCTCAAGGTGGCGGTGCAAAAGTGACCGGTCGCATTTGACGCTGTCGTAGTGGACGTCCGAGATGAACAAGAGGTTCTTGTCGGTGCCTCGCTTTTTGAAGTCGAGGTCGACGTGGTGAACCGTGCGGCTCTTTCTTAGTATGTCCACAATACGTTGGGTTTTTTGTTTTTGTCCATGTCCGCGTGAATGAAGTTTTCGGCCACTCCAATGCGGTTGAAACCGGCGTCGAGCAATGCCTCAACCATGAGGTAGCGGCGTTCGCTGTTGTCGACGCGCAGGTCGACCGCGAGGCCCAAAAGATGACTCGACCGGGGCGACCCCCCGACGGCTCGGTTGTGTGCGATGGTCCGCACGCCACTCGTCACCACAAAGGGAAAACCCGCAAGGTCTCGGGCGTTCTCCAACGCTTCGATGACTGCGGGCTCCATCATTTCACCGGACCCCGGTTCGTCGGGGCTGTCGAACTCTGAGAGCTTGAAGTATTTGTACATTCAAAAACCTTTTTTGGCGAGCAGAATTTTGAGCTCCTGAATGCCTTCGACGCATTCCTTGAGCATGGCCTTGAGTTCGTTTTGGTCTGACTCCAAACGGTACACGCGGCCCTTTAATTTTGCCACCTCTGCGTTGAAGTTCACCCAAACACCAATAATCGCAACCAAAGTGGGAACCAAAGTTATCAACGCGTCAATGTTCATGGCTTGGGTTTGGGCTTGGGTTTTTCCTTCTCTTGTTTGGCCAGCCATGCACGCAAGGCCGCCTCGTTCTCTTTGCGTGTCATTTGTAGAGCTTGCGAGCGAGGTCCGGGTCGATGCCTTCGTGACCGATGGAGATGGTCATTCCGTTTTGATAGTACGCCGTCTTTTGCGGGAACATATCCGGCGAGGTGTTCGACGTGTACTCGGGGAAGCTCGTTTGGTTGTGACACAAATACTCTACCATGCGTGTGGTGTAGAATTGCGCGTTCTGGCGTGCGTTCTCGATTTCTCGGTGCAGGTCGTCCGGGCCGATGGCGGCGGTGTTCTCTGCGGTGCGAATAACCAACCCCCCGTTGTCCAGTTTGACGTACAAATTAGGCAACATCTCGACCATAGACCACCACGCTGTCGTCTTACGCACGTAGTCGTCCAAGAGGGCCTCGTAAACGCCTGAGGGGCCGCTTCCGGCCACGTCGCTCTTGAGCTTGTTCAAGAGGTCGGTCCCGAGGTATTGTTGGAGGTACTTGTCTTGGGCCAAAATGATGGCAGGAACCATGACCGCCTCCTCGACCGCCCCGTTGAGTTGGGTGATGCGCTTGAGGTAGTCGGGGTTGACAAAGAGAACTTCTGCGGTGAGTGCCATTTATTGCGGTGTTTGCCAGTTCTTAGGTTGAAGGAATCCACGGTTGACCATGTCGCGGGGGCGCTGGGCGACCTTGGAGTCGTTTTGTTGCATTGGTGGCAACCCTGCCTCACGAATGATTGCACGCGCGCGGTTGACGCTCACCTTTTTGTTGTTGCGACGTAGGTAGGTGCGACGCTCAAAGTAGTGTTGGCACGACCCTCCCCCTTTGTAGAGGAAGATGTCGTAGGTGTCGGCACCATTTGGCCCCCATCCGGGGTTCACGGCACGCTGTGAAGCGGCCTCGATGTCCTCCTTTCGCCACACGCGGTTGCCGGCGTTGACCATGCGCTTGCAAAAGTCGCGGCTCTCGTGGTCGCCGGTGCCCGTTTTCTTGGGCATATATGCGTACCTGACCTTGATGACCGCGTTGTCTTGTTCGGAGCTTGCTTGCGGCTTGCCACTTGGAACCGTGGCGAACGTCCACATGGCGTCTTGCTGTGCTTCGGTGTCGTAGTCCACCCGGCGGGCGTCGATGAGTTCCCACTCGTCGCTTTCTTCCTCGCCCATCTCGATGAGGTAGTCGCACGCAAGGTTCAAGACGTCCGCACTCAACTCGGTGTTGGCGTCTGCGTCCTCGACAATCTCGGCATCCGTCTCGACCACCTCGACGGTGACTTTGGCCGGGGTGTCGGCCGCCTCCAATACGCTCTCGATGGCGTTGGTGAGGATGCGTTGGTATGGCTTGACCACTTGCTTGTCGAACAGCTCCGACGCGATTTCAAGCTCTTGGGTGTTGCCCAGTTGGCCAGGCGTCTTCACGCCAAACATGGCCGAGCTCACCACGCGGTGGCCCACCATGATTTTGTCCGACACCTCGGTCGAGAGAAATTGGTATTGCTTGTCCGCATCCGAAAGTGGGAACGGCTCAAAGTCGGGTTTCCTGTCGGGTTGGTCCGAGTAGGTGACGATGAACTTGCCCGCGTTGGTAGCGCCTCCGAGTTGGCGCTCGATGTCGTTGCGGATTTTGTGGCGCTCCTCCTGTGACGGCACCCCGTTCTTGAAGTGGATGGTGAACGAAGGGGCGAGGCCGTTCTTGATGTTGTTTATGTGGTACGTCCCGATTTCCTTGTCCAGCTCGATGTAGTTGATGGACCCCACGTAGTCGGGCTTGGGGTAGTAGTACGACCCGGGTGAGAACGGCTTGACGTAGAGGATTTGATGCGGGAACTCTTTCTTGTCCTCGGGGTTGAAGCATCGCACCTTCACGGGTTCGATTTGCTTGTTGCTCCAGTCCTCCGAGTAGTAGTAGAACTCGACCTTCTCGTCGTCGTTGACCTCACCCGAACGGATGCGCTCAAACGGGCAGTGCTTGACCTTTTTGATGGAGGTGCGCCCGAGGTTGTACGCAATTTCCAACGCGAAGCCGCCTTGGATTTTGAGGTCGAGGCACGCCTTGCGAATCTCATCGTCCAAGCCCCACTCCTCTAACTTCAACCGAGCGTCAAGGGTGTCCGCTTGCACCCCGTCGCCGAAAATCATGTAAGCGATGGACGTGCAAAGCGCGTTGTGTGTCGCGCTCGAATGGTATAGGTCGATGAGGTATTGCGGAAACATATTGTCGTCTCCGTAGTTCATCCAGCCTTCACGGCTTGAGACTTCCGCGTAGCTTTTCGCTTGGTATTCTTTGAGTTGTAGTAGGTCCATCACTCGTAATATACGACGTTGTCAGGGATAGAAATGTCGGGCGTCGTCCATGCGGCCTCGGCGGCCACGCGGGCGGCTCCCGTTTCGCAAATGCCAACCACCGAGCCGTTCGTTGGGTCGGTGTTGGATGAGCTGTTTTGGCCGTACACGGTGTACGTGTAGAGGCCGGACTGGGTGATAAGCACCTCACCGGCCGCATCCGCGTCCGTCGGCAGGTCGAACTTGGTCTCCCTTGCATTGTCGACCGACGTGTTGAGGACGGCCTTGTGCGTTGCTTCAGTGGCCTCGTTCGTCAAGACGATGAGGTAGTGCGTGAACGTGGCGAGGTACTTCCGCGCCTGAAAGGGCGAAAGGCTGACAACGTTCGAGGCGGCGTTTGGTGTGAGGTGTATCATGGTATCAAAAAAGGGGAGAGCCAACGCCCTCCCCCTCCTTTTGTAACTATAAACGGTCCCAAGGCTTTTTGGCCCGGTGTTTATTACGCTGTCACGGTGAACGTCAAAGTCGCGTCGGTTGTGTCCAAGAATGGAGCCGGAATGGCCTCCTCTGCTGTGAACTCCAAGGTAAAGCCGTTGAGGTCGCCGATGGCGGTACCTGTCGCGATGCTTCCCCCGGTCAACTCCGCGCCTCGCGTGTGACCCATGACAAAGTAGTTGTCATTCAAGTCCTGCACCACGATGGCGAGTCGCCCCTTGGCAAGGTTTTGAATCTCGGCAACGTCAGCCGCGACGGGCTTGTTTACGACCAAGCTCAAGACCTGCGTGTAGAAGACAGTCCCGTTCTCGACAGATGCGTTCACGGTTTGCGTCAGGCTTGACGTGTTCTTTGGTGAAACGTAGTCCTTCAAAATTGTCGCCTGTGTAGCTCCCGGAATTTCTCCGCTTGCTACGGGGTCCCACATTCCGTCCACAAACGACACGGTCGCAACCGAGTTGAATGACGAAACAATCCAAACCTTTTTCACACCTCCGAGGGCGTCGCGGCAAGGTAAAGAGCGTCCTGTTACTGTAAGGCTACAAGCCATGATGTCAGAGGTTAGGAAGATGCAGGGGAGCCAAGTCGCTCCCCCGCGTTCTTCGGGTTTATATTATCCGTTGCGGCGAGAGATGGCGATGGACCCAGCGTCCACAATCTGTGTACCACCGCTGAACTGCATGATGACGCGGGTCACGTCGTCACCTGTCACGTCGCGGAGGTTCAAGATGCTCGCGTTCACGTGGTCGGTCAACAAGTCGGTACCGAAGTACAACTGGTTGGGGTTGCAGAAGATGATGGTGTCGTTTGCCATACCTGCGGGGCATACGATTGGGAAGCCGAGGTACGACAAAGGACGAGAGTCGCCCAAGAAAGTGGGTGACAAAGCCACCGGGCCGTTGCCGGGTGTTCCTGTGGCTTGTTGCACCAATCCAGACATCGCGCGTTGCAACAAGAACAAGGACTTCTTGCTCATGTAGATGACGGCGTTGCTGTCACCTTGCACCTCGCTTGGCGCGTTGTCAACAATGTCGTCCAAACGGGTCAAGATACCTGTGGTCGCGGCGTTGTCAGCGGTGAAAGCACCATTTCCAACTTTTTCGTAACCGGGTGTGGCGTCCACGAGTTGGTGGCACAACCCGTCAAAGGCTGTTCCAAGCTCACCGCCTCCCGAGAGAGAGCCGTCGGTCGGGTCGTAGTTACCGCCCCAAATGTTGATTTCGATGTTTTCAGCAACCTTCGCGGCCACGTATTGGGCAACAAAGGTGGTGAAGTCGGCAGGGGCCGCGCTGTTCTGTCCAGACATTTGGGCGCTTTCCCAAGTGGCCCGGAGGTCTTCGTTGCAGACCTGCTCGTTCACCTTCAACGGGCTTGTCGCCAAGACGGCTTCCCCGAGGGTCAACTGCCCGGCGGCAGTAGAAAAACCGCAGTCGTCGTTCGCCTGGATGGCGGCGCCGGAGAACTTCCGGAGGACGGCTTTGCTGTGGACATTTTGCAACACGCTCACGTAGTTGTTCGCGATTGTGTCTGCGGACAGGATTGCCGCCGCCACGTATGGGCGGGCCGCCTCTCCTGCGTAGGTTCCAACGGCGATGGACGCGTTGGCAAATTTGTATTGGCTCATTTCTGAGAGAATTTTGAATGGAGGGCGGCAACGCGCTCCGTAAGTGAAAGTTTCGACAAATCAATGGGCTCCGCTTGCGCCGTTGGGGTGGCGTGCTTGAGCATGGGAACGGCTTCGTCTTTCATCTCTGAAAGCTCGGCCTTGACGGCGGCCAGTTCCTCGGCAACGGGGTCGGCCTCGGGGGCTTCCTCCGTCTTGGGTTCTTCTTTGGGTGCCTCTGGGTTAACGTCGAACATTTCTTCTTTGTCCTTGTCCTTATCCTTGAGGGCTTCAAACGCAGCTTGAATCATGTCCTCGACCTCTGCGCGGGTGACGTAGGTGGGCTTCTTTTTGTCCTCGTCTTCGTCCTCCATTTCAATTTCGACCTCGACTTCGAGTTCTTCGGTAGCTTCTTCGCTCGCCTCCTCGGTGGCTTCGGGCTCGTCGGCGCTCTGCTCGACGCGCGCTTCTTCGGCCACGGGCTCCTCGGCTGGTTCCTCGGCGCCTTTGATTTCCTCGATGGCACCACCCTCGCCCACAACCATCAAACGGCCGTCGGCCAATTCGTAGTCGCCAGCGGGGACAGAGATGCGTTCGCCCTCGTCGTTGATGATGTAGGCCTCTGCTCCTGCGGCAAATTCGTCGTCAGTGTACACGACGGTGCCGTTTTCAAGGGTGACCTCGGCCAGTTCGGTGCTTTTTTCTTCCGTCACGGTCAAGTTGACGTCGAAACGGTTGAGGATGTCTTGCACGCGTTGTTGGATGTTCATGGGTGTGCGTTTTGTATTAGACGGATGAAGGAGGCGAATGCTTACGCCGTGCCTCATTTTTTTTCTGACTTAGGGTGTCCCTTGGGCAAGAGGTCGTTGTCGCCGGTGTATTTGGCGTTTTGCGGCCTGCCATTTTTTACGAGGTAGAGGAAGGCGTTGACCCTCGCGTACGCCCATTGCTGTTGGCTCGTTACCCGGGGGCTGTGTGACGTTTGATAAGCACCAACCCCGCGTTGGTAGACGACCTTGAGCTTTGCAACACTCACCCCGTAGCCGAGTTTTTCTTTGTAGCGTTCGTTGAAGTCGTCGCTCTTTTTTTGCAATGCTTCCTCCACGGACTTGGGAACTTTGACCTTGCCCTCGCTGGCGGCCGCCCCGGGTTTGTTCTTGTCGCTTCCCCTATTGGGGTTGCGGTTAGGTGTGCCGGACTTTGGTGCCTTACGGCTACGGCGCACCCCGCCGCGTGGCCCTACGTCTGCGAGGTTGTGTTGTTTGCACGGCATATACCACGTCTTGCCTTCAAACTCGTGAGTGTGGTGCCCTTCGCACCCGATGTCTTCTGCGGCCTTTTCTGCCGCCTCTCTCGTCGCATAGGCCAAACGGTCGTCAATGATAGCCGTGTTTTCGTCGACAACTTTGCTTTCCAAGAATGTCTCGGCCATGATTTGAACCGCGACCTTCTCAAGCTCTGACAGCGTCTCAAACTCGCGCACCTTAGCGTCGGCCCACCGCTTGCCCGCTTTGCCACCCCACAATAGGTACGAAATGTACCCGCATTCGCTCGGGTCGCCGTTGTCGTAGTACACCTCCGCACGCGCTAAATAGGAGGCCATGCGTTTCACCGTTTCACGGCTCAAGGGTTGGCGCTTGGCGAGCTGTTGAGCGCGAACCTTGCCCGTCTGCGTGGCGCACTTGTTCCCTTCCTTCTCGTTTAGCTCGATGCCGCGCTTGGCGTTGTTCACCACGGCGTCCGGGTAATCGGAATACGTCTCAAGTTCCAAGACGCTCAACACCGCGTCGACGACGTCGTAGCCCATCGCCGTCTCCTCCTCTTGCTTTTGCATCTTGTCGGCGAAGTAGCCCTCAATCGAGAAGCCCTTCACTTTGCCCTCTTTGACCCAATCTTGCCAAATGGCCTCGTTCTCCACTTTGACGGCCACCATCCACGTACCTACGGGCACGTCGAGGTCATACATGGCCGACTTGTCCTTGTCTTTGTCCTCCACCAGCCACGACTCGACTACGGTGAGGCCGTTGATGGCGTGCTCGTGCTCCAAGGTGTGGGCCGTTTGGCGGCCTTGTTGAAGGTAGAGCTCGGCCGCACGGCGCACGGTGTCCTTTGAGAAGTACACGTAGAACTCGCCCTCGGCGTTCTTGCGGTAGATGGGCTTATCCGGGACGAGAGCCGGCCCCATGAGGATGCGCTTGTCGTTGTCCACCTCGGCAAAAGTGACCTTTTGGTCTTTCAAGGCCACGAAGTCCAGCTCGATGGCTGGACGGTCTACGAGCGAGATGGCTTCGATGCCGAACACCTCGGCTTCCTCGTCGATAATTAGTTCCACAATTTTCATCCTCCGAGTGTTGCTTGGTCTTGGACCTGTTGGTTTGCTTGTTGTGCGTTGCTTACGTTTTGCGCGATAACGAACGCTTGAATGGGGCCGCTTTGCCCAGCGCCTTCACCCAAGAACCCGAGGTCCAGTTGCGGAGCACCCCCAAAGGCGCCCGCCGTTTCGCCGGGTCTCGGAATGCTTGTTGACAGGTTGCCCTGCCCGGCGGACTCGTATTTGGTTTTTGAGATGTTTGCCACTTGAGCCGCGCCAGTAGCCGCAACGATGGCGGCCTTGATGAAGTTGCTACCTGTCACGACGTCTTTCGGCGAAGCGAGCTGTGTGATGATACCTTGAGCCGTTTGTGCGATGGCCGTCGCAAGGGAGAGCGCCTTGTTGCGTTTAAACGCCTTTCGAGCTTCCTGCTCACCTTCACCCGAGAACGCTTGGTTGAGTGCGCTGAGGGCCGCGAAACTGGCTTGTGCTAACTGCAAACGAACGACACCCTCGTCTTCCAATAAGTCGACGGTGTTTTCGAACTCGTCGCGGCGTGCTTTCTTGCGCTTTTCGGCCTCGCTGACGACAATGCCCGTGGCAACTGTCTCCGCGTCCTTGCGCATCATCAACCCGCGTTCGAGTTCATTGTTCACTTCATCGACCAAAACCACCTCGGCTTGAAGGGCTTCGTTGGTCTTCTCAAGGCGTTCCAGTTGTAGCGCGTACTCCTCTTGTTGGATGCGTAGCCCCTCGGCCCGGATGATGTTCAGCTTGTTGTTGAGCGTCGTTTGCAGTTCAAGCGACTCTTGGGCGAGGCTGAAGATGTTGGCCTCCAACTCGGCGACACGTTGGCGGTCTTCGGTTGTGCTGGCCGTGTTTTCAAGTCGTGCCTTTGCGATGGCGAGCTCCTCCTCGGCCAACCGCTTGCGTTCCTCAAACAAAGCACGCTCCAACTCGCCTGCACGGGCGGCCGCCGCTTCGCGTTCCTCAAGGCTCTTAGTTGTGTCCTCGGCCACAAGGTTGAGCTCTTTGATTTCGGCGCGTGTTTGTGCCGTTGCCACGATTTGCTTGATGCGTGCGTCCTCAAGGTCTTGCTCGCGTTTGATAAGCTCGTCGAACAAGGCAATTTCCTCACGGATTTCGTCGTTGATACCTGACACCGCGGCGGTCGCCGTCTTGGCGGCCCCAGCAAAGTCACCCTCGAACAACTGGACGACGGCTTTGCCCAACATACCCAACCGGTCAAGGATGACGTTCGTGACGGTTTTAACGCTTTCAAACGCGCGGGCAAACTTGCGGGCACCCTCCTCTGAGCGTGTGAATGCCTTGACAAGACCCAACACCGCAATGACAAGCGCACCAATACCCGTTCCAATGATGGCGGCCTTGGTTAGCTTGAGCCCTTTGATGAACGACTTGGTCCCGGCGACGGCGTTCTTGAATCCAGACACCGCGCCGCCCGTCATTTTGTCGATTTGAGTGGTTAAAAGGCTTGTGCTGTCGCCAACCTTCTCGACCCCTTTGTCAACTTGCGAGAGCTGTTGAGTGAGTTGACCCGTTTCCGCGTCAAACTCAAGGATGATTTGTTGCTTTGTTACGTTAGCCATGCCACCATTTTGTAGATGAGCCACACAAACGCCCCGAGGTAAGCAACGGCCAGCACAGCGTCAAACGACTTCACCCACCACATGGAGGGCTTGCGTGTCTTGGTTGCCACGAGCAGGTCGATGGCTTCATTGATATGA